TGTAGTATTTCAAACTTTAGCAGGTGAAATGGAATATGATTATTCATCATTTGGTGGATTAAGAAATACAGAAGCAACGGGTTTTACTGGTGACGTAAACGTTGTTTTACCAGCTTGTACAGCGGGAGATACAGGCACAATCGTTTGTGAATGGATTAAAGTTTACGAATCGTAGGAGTTTAAATGGCTAATACTACTTCGGGAACAACAACGTTCGACAAAACTTTTGCTATTGAAGAAATAATAGAGGATGCTTTCGAACGTATCGGATTAAATTCTGTAGCAGGTTATCAACTTAAATCTGCTAGAAGATCTCTTAATATCCTATTTCAAGAATGGGGTAATAGAGGTATTCATTATTGGGAAGTGGGTTCTACTAATTTGGATCTTATAGAAGGTCAGGCAGACTATGATTTTTTTAGATCTAGCGATGATGGAACGTCAGCAACAACTACAGACCCTGCTAGTGTATTTGGTATATCCGATGTCCTTGAAGCACAATTAAGATCTAATAGAACTCAAACAACTCAATCTGATAGTCCGATGACAAAAGTAGATA